TAGGGAAAGAGGAAATCTATCAAAGCCTCAGAGAAAGATAGGAAATCCGACAAGGTAACTTTTCCTTGTTCTAAAGCCTTGTCCAATTCAGCAGGAGTCTTATCCATCGACGCGGCAAAAATAGTAAACGCACCAGGAAGCCTTTCACCAAGCTGCTGACGCAATTCTTCCGCACTAACCTTTCCCTTGCTCCATACCTGGGAAGTTGCCGTTAAAGCTGCGTTCATATCTTGAATACTTCCACCTGTACCCCTGATACCACTCGTGACGGCAAGGAAGGATTTCTCAGCATCATCCATCGAACCACCTGCACCTAAAACAGAAGCAGATAATTGAGTGAATTGTCTTGTTATAACTTCTTGAGGTATTGCTAATTCTTTACTTGTCTTAGTAATAAACTCCATTGATTTTGCATATCTATCGTTATCTGCCACAACTAATTTCAAAGCCATCCTTTGCTTTTTAATATCTGCCGCGTAAGTCGCTGTCTCTCCGATCCCTCTGAAAGCTTGTCCTGCCATTGCCCCATAAACGCCTCCTGTAACAGCTCCTTCAACTCCTCCCATAACTCCACCAACTAAAGCACCTGCACCTCCAAGCGGCCCACCAAAAACAGTTGCACCAGCAGCAGTTCCAGCAATTCTTGCTGCACTTCTCATGCCGCCCATTTTGCCGCCTTGCATCTTTTGCAATTCAGTATTTAATCTCTTTGCTTCTGCTGTTGCCTCTTTAAATTCTTTACTTCCAAACTCAACACTTGCAGCCAATTCCTTCCAAGAATTTGCTAAAGCTTTTGTATTATTAATACTTTTAAGATTGGTCGATTCCTGTTGCTTGAGTTCAGCAGAAAGTTGTTTAACATTTAGACCTGCTTTATCAACGTCTCTCCCAAACTGACTAAAAGCACGACTTAAGCCAGGTAGTTTCTCTGCTCCTGGTGTCGTTAGCTTGACAATTAATTCAGTTGTAGCAGAACCAGCCATTACTTCTTCTTATGCAAACAGGATAAAGCAGACATTTCCATGATCTGTATGCCTTCAAAAAGAAGACGTTCATCCTTTACTTCATATAGTTTACAGAGATATGGAAGAGATGAATAATTTAATCCTGTTAATCCACTCATACTTACATTCCATTGCGTCGATAAACGAATAAACATCAACACGGTTTCCCAATTCTCTTCCCATACCTCAAAATCAACAGGCTTACTTCTTGCCTTGGCTGCTGCTAACTGTTCTGGTGTTGCACCAAATGCTTCTAATGCTTCTAAGCCTTCATCTACAACACCACCGTCAGCCCAATGTTCAGCAGCCTCTTTTAGTTTTTTTCAGCACCTCCTGTTACCAATTTTCCATACGCTTCAATCACTGATTTCATTACAGTGAAATCATCAAGTAATGCTTTTTTACTTGTCTTATTAAAGGGAAGATCCTCGCCATCTTCCCCGTTTATTCCTTCCCATCCCAATAAGATCGCATCTCCTAATGCTTCATCTCCTTCTTCTACTAACTTGTTAAATTCATCCCTCCCTAACTCTTTGAAAATTGCTGTAAATGTATGTTTCTTGAATTTGCCACCATCAGTAGCTTTTTGAACAGAAACAGGCCATTTAACAGAATTAGTCTTTTTTAGAGTGAAAGCCATGCAGTTAAGTGAAGACTATTGAGACCTCATTATTACCTGCTGTTGTGGGAAGTGCCAAGTATGGAATACTTAATGACCGAACACCTGCGGTATCTCCGTAGGTCACACCAGTTATGTCTGTTTGAGGAACATTTAGTGTGACAATATTGCCCGCACTAGCACCTAAAACAATGCTGGTATTTCCAGTTGCAACAGCAACTGCTTTAGCAAAATAATCAGTCGTACCAGTAGCAGGAGCTTCAACTACAGCAGTACCGCCAGCGTTACGATCTGTAATTAAAACTTCTTGACTAGACATCGTTTCTTTATAGCCAACAGTGTTGTTTAGACTTAATTCAAACGACTCAATACGCTGAGAAGTAGCAGCGTGGAATGTTGCAGTTGTAATGTTTGTGTCATTAACCTCTAACGCAGCAGCCTGATTTGCGACTGTAAACGTCCCTGACATTGCTGTTGCATCTGGAGCGACATAATTACCAACAAGTTGGAATGAAGCTGTTGCGCCTGATCCTGAAGTCAAATTGAACGTAACCGTTCCTCTTGCTCCTGTGATTTTGTGCCTTGTGTTGTCATAAAAGCAATAGATCGTGCATGAGCTGAACGATGCTGAGACAGGAGCATAAGTAACAGAAGTTGAACTAACAACTGTTTCAGATAAGCCACAACTCTTAAGCAGTGGAGAAAGAGCACTTGCAGTACCTGCGGCTCCAGATCCTGCTAATTCTGCTTCAAAACTAACTCCAACACGTTTGTTAGCGACCAAAGTTCCTCTTGTGCTATTGCCAAGAAAACCTTGCAACGTAGGAGTTTCAAAATTGTCAGATTCAATAGGAGTCAGTTCTATGTTTCCTACTTGAATTGCATTACTTCCTCCTACAGGAGAAGGATCGCTGTTGTAACTAGACTCAATCTTCGCTAGGAGATAGGTCTTCCGTGTTAGAGCCATTGTCAGTTGGGGTGTCGGTTTCTGGTATTAATGTAGTCTTCCCAGTTTTAGGGTCGAACACATAGGTTCCACCAGCACCAGGATTAGGAACATCTTTTTTGATTTTAGCCATGATCTATGCAGAAGTTAAATCTGTTCTACTTGTTCGATACCGAACTAAGAAGTCCTGACTAATAATACCGAGAGGTAGATCTGCTTCAATAAGACTGAAATCTGTACGATCAGGAGTCAAATCAAGAGCATTACTATTTACCGTTTGATCTGCCATTAATTTTAAATGTACGTCCTGTGTATAAGTATCTGAAACATCATCAGGTAATGCTGCACGAACAATTGTTGAGATTCTTACTCTCATTGTCCAATCCAACTTGTCGTAAAAGTTTGTACTTGAAGGTTGATCGCTTACTGGTTCAATAATAATTGCTGGTACTTCTCCACGAGCCAAAGGTTCTACACGACTTCGATAAACAGTTGCACCAGAAATTGCATCTAAATTTGTTTTTAATCTTGCAAGGATAAGTTCTCTTTTTGTGTCAGCCATTACACCTTACTAAGTAATAATTCAGAAAAAGTTGCATCATCTACAGGCAAATTTTCCCGAACTGTGTAATTAACAGAATCGACAGTAATCGCAGTGCCGCGAGGGGCAGAAGAAACATCAGAAGTTTTTGCTGTTAGCAAATACTCCCTTGTAACTGCAACACCTCCCGCGATGACATCTGCTGGCGATTCGAGAATCCCTTTAAATGTTGAACCACCACCAATTTGACAGGTCTTGCCAAAATCAGCGAGGAAAGCATCGGGAGTCTCGACAAACGCCATTCAATTACGCTCCGTACTTCTCAGAAGCGAACGCATTAACAGAAACGTATCCAGTTCCTGTACCACCTGCAACAGTGCAGACAAGTTTCACATAACGCTTTAAATCGTTAGTGTTTAAAGTCATTTTCTGAGCAGTTGCAGTGTTAGCACTAGAAGTAGTGAACCCGCCACTAGATACATCAGCGTAAGTACCGCCAGATGTATCACACTCAGTCAATTTGACTGCATAAGTAATTCCAGATCCTCCAGCAGAAGCATCTAGACATACGATCATGTCACCTTCGTAGGCAACGAGGTCAACAGCAGAGCCTGTCGCGGTGCTATTGCCTAATGAGTTGGCTCTAAGTGCAACTAATGTTGTCTTAGACCCCAGGTTGAGAATTGCCATTGGCTTTAGGTTTCTTTGGAGTTGTTTTCTTCTTCACCGATGTCTTTTTGACATCAGGTTCAGACGTTATGACCACATTCTGAAGCACAGGAGCCTCTTTTGCTTTACCCATTCCGATTAATAAGGTTGCAGTTCTGTCAGATGTATCGACAAAATCACCTTTTTTAACTGTTTGAAGATCAACAATTGTTGATTTAAGAATTTCGATACGCATAAGAGACTCCTAATTACTTAAGAAAGCTTACAGATGCTCTCTGGATGACGAACTGCTACGTCGTAATCCTGCATCGCTACAACACGGACAGTACCAGCAGCAGATCCTGTGTATGGATCAACCATGATGTCTAATCCACTCCAAAGACCAATCATTACATCACTGAAATTCGCAAAAATAGCAGTGCTATCAGGCATTGAGTTGGAAACGTAAGCAGAGTATCCGTTAATGGTGTTATCACCTTCATAAACGAAGATGCCATTTGTACCAGATGCCTTCTCAGTTGTTTTGAGAGTTCCACGAAGAGCAGAGTTCATCAAATAACCAAGATTTCCTTGTAATGCGTTATCTGTTCCAAGAGCAGCTTCAGCGTTTACAAAGTCAGTAAAAGCAGCGACACCAGACTCAGTGTTGATACCAGTTACGTTAAGGATTCCAAGAGGCTTACTCTCTGTTCCTACACCGTTGATTGCTTGATTTTCAATTTCAATAGCAATCTGTTGTGCCAAGTCTTGTCTTACAAGATTTTCTACATCAATAGAAGATTGAAGTAAAAGACGACGAGAATAATCAGTTAAAGCACCAATTGTTCTTGGCTGAAGACTTACTTGGTCAACTGTTAGTTGAGACTCAGTGATGTTTGAGTTCTCAGCAACGTGATAAGTAGTTGCTCCACCAGACTGTCTAGGAATAGCAACCATTCCTTGAAGACCAGTTAATACATTTGCACCTGCTGATTGCAAAACAAGAGCTTTGCGAAGCAGATCAATGAATGAAGCACTTAGAAGATCTGTTGCTACTAAGTCACCACCTTGATTTGCAGTGCCAACTGTTAAGTCTCTTCTGCCATAACCAAGAACATCAGCAGGGATCAAAAGACCACGAGCTTCTTTTCCTGTTTTTGCTTGAGCAGCTTCACTAACCTCAAATTCAAAAGCAGCAGCTCTTTGTGCTTCTTTATCGTTTGGATGTGCAAGAGCTTTAAGTGCTCTGAGGAAAGAGAAATTACGAGTTTCTTTTTCTGTTAAACCAATTTCAGCATCCTGTGGATTAATTGGCTTTTCCTCTACACCCATCTTTTCAAGCAACGCAGTACGAAGCTCTTCAAGGCTGCGAGAATTTCCTATGAACTCCTGAGCCAACTCAACATGTTTAGTGCGTTGACCAAGAGCAATCATTTCAGCAACTTCCTTACGTTGGGCTTTTCTAGCCTCAGCGCGGATAGCAGCCTCTTTTTCGAGGTTAGGTTCCATTTGGGTTTCCTTGACGAGTTTACTTTGAACGGCTGAGGCCGTTTCCACACTCTCATTATTAGAGAGAGCGCGACCAATGCCAACATTTTTGAAATCTGCTGGCACTGTAACCAAGCTGATTTCAAAAGGTTGGAAGTCAGTTGCACGATAAGTCACAGGGTTTGTAGACTTGTCGGCCTCTAATTCATTGATTTTGTAGCCGAAGCTTACATTTCGAATAATCTTATCCGAAATCAGCTCTTGCATCTCGCGTCCAAGCTCGTTATTAGCAAGTCGAACACGAGCGAAGCCACGTTTGCCTTTGATATAGGCACGTTCAACGACTCCTACTATTTTATCCGCATCGTGTTGAAAAAGTAATGGGGCCCCAGTATTTAATCGGGACATATCCATTGCTCTTTCACTTATCTCTAAAACTTCATTTCCATACATTCGCTCGACTGGTTCTTCACTAGCGAAAGGAAATTCAATGACACGATCTTCATCTTTTGTTCTGACAAATTCAGTAAGATGAGCTCTTTTGTGAACTTCAGTTGTCAAATCACGCTCTTCTTCAACAACAGAAGTTGTTGTCTCTTCAACGACTTCCGCAGGAGGTTCAGCAACTGCAGACGCTCGTGATGCCACGAAGCCTGAAGGCTTATCTTTATAAGCCTTTCGCTTCGAGGATTGTTTGCCTCGCATAGTTTGACTAAATAATTTAGATCTTAGTCTAGTTCTTCCTGCTTAGATACACTTTTTTGCTTAGAAGTTTTTTCAGTCTTTGATTCTTTTGTTTGAAAACTACCCTGATCTGATACTTGAGAAGGATCTGTATCTAAAACAATTCCTAACTCTTTTGCAACCTCAATCTCATGCTGACGTTGACGCATTTGTTCATCAAAATCTCCACCATGTAAAGCAATAACCTGAGAAAGAGTCATTACACCACTACGAATTAGAGATTTATAGGCAGCAGCTTCTTTTTGTGGATCAACAAACTGAGCAGCAGGAGGAATCCATTTGCAATCTTCATATCGCTCAGGTTCTGTTTCGTATCCAGCCAATTCTAACGCTCCAGACATAACAGCCATTTGAAGCCATCTGTTATAGACCTCTTGGCAAAGTGTTTCGATTAAATACTGCTGAAGTGTTCGATAATGTGATCTGGTTTCAAGAATTTCAAGACGAGAAGAACTGTAATTTGACTGACTAAAATCAGAGCTAACTTGCGTATAAGAACAACCAACACCAGCAGCTACTGCACGAAGCATTTGCTGAACAAAAGGTGTAAATGAGTCGTCAGGTCTATTAGGAGAGAAGAATTGTAATTCTTCACCAGGAGCCAATCGCCTGATAGAACCAGGAGAAAAGTCAAGAACAGCATCTTGCGAAACAGTGCCATCTTCAAACATATCTTGATCTGGTGTTTTGACAAAACCCATCATTGAGGCTGTTGCACGAGCAGCTACAATTTCAGATTCTTCGTATCCACTTAAGTTACGCAAACGCATAATTGCCGTAGCAAATGCGCTCATACCTCGTGTCTGACCTGGACGTTCAATCGTATAAAGATGAATGATGTCATCAGCAGGGACTCTGATCCTTTTCTTTAACTCTTTCGGAGTAGAAGAGAATTGATAATCGCCAGGATGATAATCCCAGAAATGATAAGCAACGGGACGATCCCACTTATTAATTTCGACACCCATTTTGACTTGATTTCCATTCTTCAAAATGGTGTTGTACCCATCATCAAGAAGATCAGCTTCAATAACTTCAAGACCTAAAGGGATTTTGCTGTCACCAAAAGGTTGCTTAATCAAACGAACAAAAACTTCACCTGATTCAAGCATTGAAGTAATGCTTAGACCTTGAATATCAGCCCAAGACATTTTCCCTCCTACATGACAACGCTTGGCATTACCCCATCGTTTCCATGCTCTTTCGATCTTGTCATTAACGTCTTCAGCAAAACGATCACCACGTTTCATGCGTACTTGCGCTTGACTTTTGATGCCAGTTCCGACAACATTATTCCTAACAGCTCTTAAAGCAGCCTTCGCAAAATCACTGTCTCTGACAAGCTGCCGAGCAGAATTACGAACCGTTTTAATACTTCCCTTAACTTCACTATCAGCAGACGTTGAAGGTCTAACCCAGTCAGAGGTCAGACGGTTATTTTGAGCTGCTGCATAAGCTCTTTTTAAGTTAGAATTACGCTTTTTAGAGTCAAATAACTCTTTTTTAAGGGAATTAACCCATCCAAAACCGAAAATAGCCATTAAACGAACCTCACTTTTGCAAGACCAGGATTACCAAGACCCTGACGCATTTTTTCTTTCCTTCTTTCCATATTGATCTCGTTTTCCAACTCTGCTTTTAATTGAAGTAATTCACTCATCTTGTATCGCTTGAGGCTTCTTCCTCCAATCGCATATTCCTGAACCATTCCACCTTCTGACAAGGTGCGAACAGCAGTTTCTACATGTCCGAGATCAATTTCTGCGCGAGATCTATCATCAAAAGCAGAAGGATTCCCAGTGTAATAAGCAGAAGCTTTAACGGTGAACTGACCACGACCTGCTGTGTATCTAACTGAACCGTAGGTAGCTAATGCTTGCCATGTCCATGTGCCAGCATCAAATGTTGTAGTTGTAGAAGAAGGAACGGTAACTCTCCATCCTCTTCCTTCATCAGCACCTGTAATAGTTGCGCCTTCATTCCCTTTGTTAGTTCTTGCGTACCAGTTCAACGCATAATTAGTGTTATCAACTGGATCGCCAATGGGATCAGTAAAAGCAGGGACATCAAAAATGATCGTATCTGCGGGATAGATCAAATCTGGAACAAGGATGGTTGGATTAGTCACCAGTTACTCACAAAAGAAGTGTTAGTTTTTTTAATTTGACGCTGAGGTGGTCTATATGGTGATTCTACTGGTTTATTTTGCATTAAATCATCTTTTCCTGCCTTTTTTAAGGCATTATCACGCCTATTTTCAAGTTGTTTCCATATCGTTCTACGATCATAAATCTGATAAAGACGTTGCAAACTAGCGTATGCGTACACCATTTCATCTAAAGCTTCATTTCTTACACCACTCTTTTTCATCCATACTCGTTCAGCTTGATAACCGTTTTTAACCTTTCGTACTTCTCGTTCTGCTGTTAATTCTTCAAAGTAATCATTTGTAATAGTTGGATAGAAATGTAAATATCCCATACCTGGTTCTGCCTCTTTTAGTCTTCGATGAAGATGGGTTTTGATCTTATTAACAGCGACAGAGAACAATAAAACACTTCTTCTAAGTGCTTTTCCTGTTGAATTAGTCTCAATTTTGTTTGGTTTACTAAGAAATAAATCATTTTTAAGCCTTGCAATACCCTTGATTGCAATTACACCCATATTTATTCGATCTTTTGAGTATTTATAAACTTCATCAGTGAAATGACCACCTGTATCAATCGCCGTAACTTCAATTTTCATCTCTATCCCATCTTCGTTTTTGTAAGGAGAAGAAATGACCTCATCTAATTGAGTCCAGACATCGGCACGAGATGGAGCACCATAAATTTTAACGCGATCTATTAGAAACATTTCTTCATTACGACCTAAACCCCAAACAGACAAAGAAAGTCGATCATCTTGCGTATCAACACCTGCTAATAAAATTAATGCTTCTCTTGGTGGGACTCCTTGTTTATATGTTGCCTCAGCAGCACGATCCATTAAGGCACTTGCTCCGATCTTTGATTCATATTCGTCTTGCCATACTTCCCCAAGCACTGTGTTGATGTAGGTACGGAGTTGCTCTGGATTATCTTTTGACGCAAGCCATTCTTCCACCAGATTTGCCCAAGTTGCATTAGGGCTGTAACTGTAAGCAGCCCAAATGTGAAAGCCAACGTGTTTAGCTTTGCCCTCCGCAGTCGATCTCCATTCGCCACGTTCTACCATCCATCGTTTTTTACTGTGAGGAATTAAAACGCCGCAGGATTCACACGCATAAGACGCAGTTTGAGGATCGTTGTCGATCCATTTCATGTTGTCCCATTTCAGATATTGGAAATGATTACATTCTGGACAAGGGACAAAATATCTCTGCTGATTAGTGTCTTTGAAAAGTCGTTCGATTCTGCTGAAGTCTTCAACAGTGGGAGTGCTACCTGCAACGATTTTCCTATTCCAATAATACTCTGTTCTACGAATACCGAGCTTAATTTGATCTCCTTCAGTACCAGCAGAAGGAGGATAACCATCCGTTTCATCAAATAGAACTACTCGCCTAGAAACCATTCTAAAGCCTCTGGCTGAGTTCGATCCGACCAACTGAAGCGTCCCTCCAGGAAAGTTTTTCTTTAACAGGGTGTTATCTCCATCTTTTGCTTTTGGGTTGCTTACTAACCCTTGTAAACAAGGAGTATCCCTAAGCATCGGCGCGATCTCATCCTTACTGTAAGACTGACAATCATCCAAAGTAGGTTGACAAAGCATGATGGGACAAGGGTCCTGATGAATGTGATACGCAATCAGATGATTCAAAATCTTTGTATATCCAACACGCGCAGATTTCATTACTGTGACCTGCTCAATTGACGGGTCGGTAATTGCATCCATGATTCCCTTTTGATAAGGAAGTGTCCTCCATCTACCACCTTCAGCAGAAGATTCAGCACTTAAAAAAGCATTACGATCAGCCCACTCACTAAGACTTAATTTTTCAGGAGGCCGGAAAGCTTCTAAAGCTAAATTTTCAAGATCAGCAATATTGGTCATGCAGCCTCCAAATCAGAAGATGCAAGATCCTCTAAAGACTCTCTGACAATATCTTCCAAACAAGTCATGGCACTTGTATCTAAATCAGGTATTCGTTGTTTTGCTTTTGACGGGATGCCTAACACTTTCGTTCTTGCTAAAGAAATAATCTGCGCCCATGAAGTTTTAACTGCTGCTGCTGAAACTAATACTTTCTCTCGTTCTTCAACATCAATTTCTGCCAACCTTGCCATCATCGCCTCACGCTTACTTCTACTCGTATTGAAATCAGGGATTTCATCTGTATTAGTCGTATTACGGTTATTACCTTCTACTTTCGTCAACTGAGACAAATGAGGAACCATGTTTGTCTCCCATAACCTCAAAGCTTCGTCTTTGTTAAGTACATCTTTTCCATTGACATTAACAATTGCTCCGTTTAAAATACCAGCCCTCTTTTTTTGCGAAACCGCAGATCTACTAACGCCTTTCATCTTTGCTAAATCTGCGAATGAGATGAACATTTGAAGGTTTGTTAAGTCAGATTGATTTTATATTAGTAGGCATCGTGAATTTGTTAAGACTTGAGCTTTTTGTGCCTAGAAAATAAGAGAGCTCT